ACCGCATCGCACCACAGGCACAGACCGTCAGTAGGAGCGTTGGCACCGTAAATCTTCTTCATCATGTCAGCAATGTCCCACAGACCCAGGGGCTTGTTGCCCATCGCAGTGACGTTGGAAGTGATAGCAGGAACCAGACCACGGGTCTTGTTGGCTTCACTGTCCTTAGTAGCCTTGTGGAACTCACCGTTGATGAAGGTGTACTCAATGTCGCGGTTCACCTTCTGGATTTTAGCCGCAACCTGGAAGTCCAGTTCGTTCATGGGGTTAGCCTGCTGGTTCTCAATGTTGATACCAGACAGAGTACCCATGTTAGACTGCTTCGCGTAGGAGATACCCACGGACTCCATGAAAATCTGGGTCACGTTGGTTTTCTGCTCACGGGTCACAACGGACGCGTCAGGGGCAGTCAGAGAAGCAGTTTCACTGATACCGGGCTGAGAACCGTCACCGCCAGAAGTGTACTCCTGACCAGTAACGAACTCTACATGGTTCGTGGTTTTCGCCTTACTACCGATGATGGAAGAAAGCGGGGTACGCACGTTACCCTTGTTGAACAGCATACCGCTATAATTCAGTACGCCGAAACTGGTTGCAAAAACGTCAGCCATTGTTAGTTACCTCCAAATTCTTATTCTTTGCCTGCATCGTCAGCCGTTACCTGGGCTTGCAGGCGGGTATAGTAGGCGGCAGCGGTAAAGTCACCGTTTGCCTGTGCTTCGGAAATCTTCTTCGCGTAATCCACACCGCCAGTTTCAGAACCCGCAGCAGGGCGGGGAGTCTTACGCATCTGGTCAGCCTGGATAACCTTCTTCTGGGCTTCAAGGTATTTGGACTGATTTGCCATAACCTTATCCATGTCACCATCCACCATAGCGGCAGCGGTTTCATCAGCCAGCTTTTCATCATAGCCCATAGCCAGCAGCTTACCCTTGCTTTCAGACAGGGCAATGGAACGCTTCAACTCGCCATTCTCTTTGACCAGCTTTTCATGTTCCTCCTTCTGGGCAGCGGCAGCGGCTTCGTCATCGGACTGCTTGCTTCTAAGCTGCTTCTTGAACTCTGCGGCTTCGGAGTTCGCCTTAGACAGCGCGGCTTTCAGCCTGTTTACCTCCGCAGTGTTACCGTTACCAACGGCTTCCAGCGCGGTAGAGATTTCTTCTTCGGTCATGCCCTCTTTGTAGGCAGAACCCAGCAAATCACTCAAATAACTCATATTAAAGTCCTCCTTGCGTTTTATAGGTGTTCCCTCACCATGTTTTTCCGTTTTATCCTCTTGTCTTGAGTTTGCGTTTTTGATAAGCCAGTTTCCCTACTGGCATGGAAAGCGGTTACCCGCTATACATCAAGGGTCAGCTTCACGATACATCGGCAGTTCACATTGTTTTCCGCTTTCGTAAACTTGCCGGGGTATGGAGCGTGGTCACCATCAAAGGTGTAAAATTCTTCTTCCAGCGGAACGGAAACGCCCTCAAGGTAACAGTGTGTTTCCCGGACTGCATCATCCTTTACGGTAATCCAATCCTTGTTCACACCAAAGCTACCGCTTTCAACGTAATCCTCACCGCCATCATATACGGCAGCGTTGTAGACTCTATGGAACTCGGACTCTGCCAGGGTTTTCAACCCGCCCAAGTCATTGTTCAGCACATGGTCTGCAACTCTGTCCTCAAAGGTCTTGCCGTCAATGACAAGGAAGATTGCTTCGTGCATATCATCTACGTCCACGGTCATTTCATGGTCAAGCATGATAGAAGCACTCTCTATCCCCATCGTGTAGGCATTTATCAGGAAGGAGAGAAAGTCATCCGCAATCTGATTTACCATTGCGGTAGTGTCCTCACTGACAGCGTTATAGTAGCTTGTGGACGTGAGGACGTTCAGTTCATCCAGTGCCAGAGTATATCTGGAAACTACTTCATCCATCGGTCTTTCCTCAAAAGAAAATGGGACTATGGGCGATGTTACTCGCTCACAGTCCCATTGGACTTACCGTTGACCTCTGTCCCGGCTTCCTTCATTTTCAGTTTTCGTCTGACCTCAACAATGGCTACCTTGCCCTGCTCAATCAGAACTTCCACTCGGCTTCCGTGTTTCAGCAGGGTTTCCATCTGGGTTACCATCTCCGGGGTTATCTTTGGAGCCATCTTCATTCTCTCCCTTCTTCATAGCGTTTTGCTTCTCAAACAACTCCTGCGCTTTCTTCTCCTGTTCCTCCGCGTACTCTGCGCTCACTGTATAAGCCAGGTCGGAGTCAACGAACAAACCGCAGTGTTCAAATGCAAGGCGCGGATGGATTTTATCATTCTTCAACATCAGGTCAAGCACCTGCGCCTTTTGCAGGATGTTTTCATAGTTACGGCGGGTAAAACGGATTTCAATGTTGTGTACCTTCAAATCCATACCCACCAGGGTCTTGCAGATATTGAGTACCAGTTTCAGGAAACGTCTTTCGGACTTCTTGAACATCAACTCGCTATCCTTCGCTCTTGCTTCCGCAGCAGACCAACCATCGCGCATGATGACCGCAGACCCGGTATCGCTGGTAGACGAACCACCGTTGCGGTTCGGCATACCACAGATAGTCAACACTGTCTGATACATGTGGTCAACCAACGTCTGCGTTTCACCCTGACTCAAATTGCTTACCAGGTAGGAAACTTCGGCTTTCAACTGCGGGTCAATGTCCCGGAACTTGATAGCACCTTCCTCCCGCAGCTTTTTGTAGTCCTCGCTGGAAATGTCTACGTTATGGAAAAGCATGAGTGCCTGAATGAACTGCTCTACACCGTCCAGACGGTTACTGTCCGTGGTGTTGATTGCATCCAGCAGGGGAATAACCAACTCAAATGCACCGATACGGGCAAGGTTAAGCGGATATTCGATAATGGGAATGTCCCCCAGAATGTGAGGGGCAGCAGCTACAACTTTGGACTCTACAATCTCAAAGTATTCATACTGAGAGTAGCAGGAGTAATGTACCACGCCGTTTTCATCGGTCACGTACTTTACGCCCAGAATAGGCTTGTTGCCCAGACCGTTGTTGTAGACCACAAAGGTATTGCGGGGGTCAAGAGTGTAGACCTCAAAGGGAGAGTCATCTTCCAGACCATCTTCATCAGGAAGAACCATACGATATGCAGTACCGCAGATATGGAACCAGTCAGCCAGTTCCTTGTCCTTCGTAGGTTTTTCCTCCGCAAAGACAAACTCGTTAAGCTGATTGATATTGTCTGCCAGATTGTCCCCGTTGCCACGGGATACATACTGCAAGGGTTCACCCATCAGATACCCGGACTTGAAGGACACAATCTCATTTGCCCGGTTCTCCACAATCATATTGCAAATCTCTGGTCTTACCTGTTTTTCCCTGTTCAGGACGGGCTGTCTACCCTTGAAGTAATGCCAGAGGTATTGAATTTCAGAACGGTTCTTCCAGTGATAAGGAAGTGCCTTACGTAGAATACTCACTACGTTCTCAATGGTGACTTCCGTTTCATCACTTTTGATAACACGTCTACCGTGTAGTGCCATAGCCACGTAGAAAACCTCCTTTTCACTGAAAATACTACGCTTGTATAGGCATAGTTGTACCTACTGTTATTATACAACTCTCCAATGCTTTTGTCAAGATATGTTGGCAGATAAGCATTGAAGAATTTGCAAGAAAATTAGTACGGTCTTTTGAAAACCTCAACCTTCGCGCCCACCAATCCACGCAGTTCGTTTTCCAGCAGGGACAGAGAGTCAGGAGCGTCATCATGGGGAACCTTGCCGCTTCGGGTGTAAGTGATGACCTGCTTCATAAACTCCGCATACGGACTGTTCCGGGCATACAGGGACGCATCCTTGAAGTAGAACTTCTTGAGGATGGTATCAGACGCAAACTCAATACGGGTCTGCTTGTTGCTGATAGTTCGCTTCGTGCGGATATTGCAGGTGTACTTCCTGTCCTCAAGTAGCTTCGCCACGTCACGGGCAAAATAGGAACCTGCGTTGTTGCTCTCAAAGGTACAGGCTACAACCTTGTTATCCATAAGGGCTTTTGCACATTCGGGCTTCGTGGTTTCAGGCGGGGAGTCATCGAACACAACGTCAATGATGTAGACTTCATCGCCGTACACCGCAGCAATAGGCATGGCGCAGTAGTCCTCACCCTTATCCGCAGTGTCGCATACTGCAATGATACTGTCAGGGTCACGGTCAGCAGGCAGTTCAAAGTAGCGGTTCAGACTCTTTTCTGGGAACAGAACGCCCTTCGCTTCAAACGGTTGCTGCTGGAACTCGGACTCCCACTGCTCCGCAGACAGCATCTCACGCTGGTCACGGAAATACTGAGTGGTAAATACCTTCTTGCCCTCACGGATGTACTCAAAGTTACTTTCATCGGTTACAGGGTCAAGGGCAGGGGTTTCAATAACCTTCATGCGCTTGCCCTGCTTTTTCATTTCCTCCTGCAAGTGACCGATAGGGTCATACAGAGAATATCGTGTACCACAGATGACGATGGGCGTACCCTCAATAGCACGTCCGATAATATCACCAGAGATGACTTCCCACTTATCGTCAAGCCGCTGTCTGTTTTTCGCTTCCTCACGTCCTTCAACACAGTCATCCAAGTACAAGAGGTTAGTAGCTTCGGACAGACCTACCTGACGTGCGTCAATGGAACGGCACATGATGGTGGGGAAACGGGACTTATGAAGCAGGTTGACAATCTTCGTGTCCGCGTTGGTCTGTACCAGTTTGCTTTCCGGGAAAATGTCATAGAAGTGGTACTCGTTGGGAGTCTGCAAATATTCCAGACAGCCCAGGTAGAAGGACTTTACAAGGTCATCGCCCGTACCTTCCATCAGGGTAGAACGGTCAGGAAATTTGCCAGACAACATATTGGTGAAGTTGATGCCCAACTGGGACTTGCCGCCACGCTTCGGCATGGAGATGGAGAGGAAGTCCAGCTTCCCTTCCAACACTTCCTGGTACGCATCTACATACCGCTTGAGGTAGTGACGGCGGGGCTGATAGAACTTCTTATCCAGAGGTCTACCGAACTCCACGGCTTGCAGGTAGTCATCAAAGAAGTGCGGCGCACTGAAAATCAGGGAACGGAACAGCAGGTCATTGAACCGCTCCGCAGCAAGGAAGTCATTGCGCTCCACTGCTGCTTTCAGGGCATAGGCGATAGCGGGACGCATCCCGTGGTTCCATTCATGGGCTACCGCAAAATCTATCTTCTCATATTCCCTGCATAAGTCCAGCAGGTCATTGAGAGGTTCATATTCAAAAGGGCGGGACTGGATAGCCTTGTCAATCCTGCCCTTTAGCTTCAAATAATCCATAGTCTTACCTCCTAAAAGAAAAGGGACTGCCCCGAAAGACAGTCCCATTGGACATACGATTGACTTATCAATCGCACAGTAATTCAAATAACAACACTTCGTTTTCAATCGCCAACTCCCGCGCCTTTTCCGTCAGTTGAGAATTGGTCATCACCGCAGCTTTCTCTGCTCCGTAGTGCTTCTTCGCCGCTACTACCTCCTGCACACAGCTATTTCCCACTTTGGACTTGTAATGCTTGCACTGGAATACCCATGTCACGCCGTTTGCGTCCTTCGCCACAAGGTCAGCCTCGTAGTCCCCGGAAGGAGGGGTGGTGTGTACATCGTGGAACCCGTGTGTCAGCAGGTATTTACCGCAGTACATCTCATAGTCCAGTCCCGACATTTCTTTCTTAATGCTGGGAGTAACGGTCTTTGTATCCTTAAAAGCAGAGGGGAAAAGCACTGATAGGATAAAGCCTATGAAAATTCCAATAGCCTTGAACAAAGCCTTTATCAGCCACACTCCGATACACCAGACTGTTGCACATATCCATAGCATCATGTTCCACATTAGTTTTATCAGTAACACTTACCCACCTCCTTTAAGACGAATGGAAAGTTAGCCTACTTCCCATTCCTTATCGCCGTTGGTAACTACCACTTTGCAGCCCATAACCTTGAGCATCTTCACAAAGGTATCAACCTTCATGGAGTCACCCTTGAGATAGGTACTAATACTGGACTGACTTTTCAGCCCCAAAGCCTTTTGTAAATCCACCTGGGTAAAACCCGTAAGGGTCATAGCTTCACGAACAATATCTTTTTCTTTCATTGTATTAACCTCCTGTTCGGTATCATAATAACACGATATTTTGATACTGTCAAGAGGGTCTTTTTTTATATTTTGCGGATTTTATAGTAGGGCATGGTGTTCATTTTCAGAATTTGCGTAAAGTTCTCTTAGAAGAAGCCCCTCTATCAAGAAGTTATGGGAATTTTGAGAAATGACCACCAACACCACCAAACTTTTTTATTTTTGCGGAATTTTCGACACTCACCCGCCCCGGCTGACCCTGCCCCAGTTCCCCCACCGCCCCAGGGACACGCCCAGCCGGGACCAGGGACACGCCCAGCCGGGACCAGGGACACGCCCCCCCTGTAAAAATATCATATTTTATTGATATTCCTTATTGACAATATCGTGATATTGTGATATTATGATAGTGTCAAATGAGGACAGGCGCACCCGCTCCGAAATTGTCAGCGCGTGAACCTGCACCAATCAAGAATGAAAGAACATGCAAGGAGGTTGCATATTATGAAGTACCAGATTAGCTATCAGAAAAACGGTGTTTTCCAGTGTATTCGAGTGAACGCCCAGACAGAAGCCGCAGCCGTGGAATATTTCAAGGAGTACAAGCCCACCGCCGAATATATCGGCATTTCCACCGCCTGCGACAATAAGCCCGGTATGCCCTGCATTACCGTTCCTGAAGGCTGGGAAGCTCAGACCGCCGCAGAGGAAGCCCAGGAAGAACCCACCATTTACGAAAAGATGACCGCAGAACTGGAAGCCAGGAAAGACCGCAGCGCGTGGGACAGGGGCGTTAATGTTTACGCTCTGGAACTGGTGGAAGAACTGGAAGAACGCGCCCAGTATGAGGGACGCAACCCGGAACCCGGCGCAGAGTGCCGCGCGTGGATGTTGAACGGGGCGCAGGACTGGAACCAATACAGTTGGGGCGGTTCCTCCCTGATTTATGATGAAGACATTGCCGAAAGACTTTGCACCCCGTCCGAACTCAAGAAAACCCGCCACGGTGAGCGCAGACCCAACAGCCGGGAAGAATGGTTAGATACTCAAGCCCGCGCCCTGTATCAGGCTTGCAACCGTGTAAGCCGCGTGTATAGAAAGTTGGTGGAAGCATGATTTTATACTTCCAGGCAGGCAAACAACGCCTTGCAATCAATACCGAAAAGCGAACCTATAACACCGACTATTTTTACCTGGGTGGGTTCAAGGAGTATATTAAAGTATCAGCTACAGACCTAAAGCGCATCAAGGCAGAAATAGACTTTAACTGCTGGGACTATGAAGAAGATTTTTACAACTTCAACAAACCCGCAGAGGTTGAGGAAGTCCCCGGCTTTTAAGCTGGGGCTTTCCTTGTTTATAGGAGGATACCACAGAATGAAAAGAGTATGGACAACGCCCACGGGCGAATATTATACCCTTTACGCGGATATGCTCAAGCAGCCGCATTTACTCATAGCAGGCGCAACGGGCAGCGGTAAAAGCGTAGTTATTAACGGGCTGATTTACACCGCCCTGCATGACAGCCCCGCAGCCGTGGAATTTATATTGATTGACCCTAAACGCGTTGAGTTGGTGGATTATAAGCCCCTGCCGCATACGCTCATGTATGCCAGTGAACCGGGGGACATGGTGAAAGCCCTGGAAAAGGCTATGGAAATAACAGAAAGCCGCTACAGGGCTATGCAGCGGGACAGGGTGAAAAAGTACAGCGGCGGCGCGGTTTACGTTGTCATTGACGAATTAGCGGATTTAATGACCACTAACCGCCGCCAGGTGCAGCCCCTCATACAGCGGTTATGCCAGATAGGACGCGCCGCAAATGTCCATGTAATAGCCGCCACACAATGTCCACTTGCTACAGTAATACCCACGCCCATAAAAGTAAACTTTGACGCGCGTGTAGCACTCCGCACCCGCTCCGCACAGGACAGCCGAAACATTTTA